GGCGGGTCGAAATAGGCCAGATCCGCCTTGGCCTTGGGCAGCAGATCGTTGATGTCTTGGCGGTGGGCCTTGTTCTCCTTGCCGTTGTCGAAGACCAGCGCATTGATGCGTTGCAGGTTCTTGCGCAAACGGTCTTTGAATTCCTCTGGCGTGTCCTTGCGTCGACCGTAGTCGGTTGAGGATGAAAAATGACCGAAACCACCTTTGCCGCTCATGCAGGTCTTGCCCAGGCCAAACAGGGCGATGTCTTTTTTGATGCCGGAGAGTTTGTCGCAGTTGGCGCGGATCGTATCGATCAGCGCATGGACGCCCTTGGCAAAAAAGATCCCCTTGAAATTGTCCTGAACGAAGCTGCCAGCCTTGGCGTTGTCGGCCAGGAGCGCCTCGATTTCGTCCTCGCTCAGGCGAACCGAGTTGTTCTCGATAATCGCCTTGGCGGCGTGGTGGCAGTAGCGCAGCCGGTCGTTGGCGATGACCTGGAGGCCCTTGGTCTTGTACATGTAGGCCACGACCGCAGACCCCGAGAAGGCGTCGAGCACGGTGCCAACGCCCTCGGGGGTATGCTTCCAGATCCAGTCAACGAGTTTCTGCTTACTACCGATGTAGTTGGTGATGTACTTGGGGCGCTTCTCGGGAGGAAGCTCTTCAGGAGCGGACTGATCGGCGGCCTCCGTCCCGAGCTCGTCAGGATCGCAGGTCAGCGCCGCATCGGCCTCCAGTAGAAACGCCAGCCTTTCCAGGTCTGTGGCGAACAGTTCCATCAACGTCTCCGGTTAATTTGCTGGGCTCTCCGCGATCTGCGGGGAGCGTTCAGCGGTTACTTACCGGAAGCGTCGGCGATGTGTCGGAGGGTGACGGCGAATTTCAGATGGCGTTGTTCAGCCGGGCCAGAACGGCTTTGCCGCAGGCGTCGAGGGAGGGGTATTCGTCGATCTCGGCAATCTCCGAAAAGACCCCGTCGTAGGGAGAGCGGGACAGCCGGTGGTATTCGAGAAAATCCGCCGGAAGCGAAGTGGCCCCGGCCTCGACCAGACGGTTGACCACCCAGGCGGCCTCGTCCTTGCGGTCGACCAGCCCATCCGGTCCCCGGTCGAGGTAGTACATCTCCACATCCAGGCCGGGACCCGGCCCCTGAACCCATACACCCACGGGCACGTATTCTGGAACGGAGGCTCGCCGGTCGACCAATATCGAGTCGATCATGTAGCGCAGTTTCATGACCAATCCTCCGCAATTCTGAGATGCTCGGCCAGAAGCTGGTCGTCGATCCGGCGGAATCTCTCGGCGTTTTTCTGCCGGTAGGCGATCCATCTTTGCCAGTCCGCCGCGAGTTCGGGTTCGGAAACGGGCTCGATCATTTCGACATGGTGAACCCGGCCCAGGTCGTCGGTCAGATCGACAATCAGCCAGCCTTCGACCTCCTTGCCGTCATGTTCGGCCGTCAGGGTGTCTTCGATCCTGACATCGACGACCTTGACGGTGTGGGCGTGCTGAAAGCCCTCGTCGTAGCCCAGCGCCTTCCACAACAGCCAGAAATCGGTGCGCAGGTGGTTGCCAGCGGAATCGAAATGGGGGCCGATCCGGGTGACGGTGAAGCTGCCCACCAGGGTATCCAGAAAGAGATCCCCGGATTCCCTGACAGTCATGCGGCTGCCCCGGCTGTTGAACCAGTGCAGCGCTTCCTGCAGCCGCCCTTTCTCCTGTTCGATAAAGTCCTTCATGGTCATTGTTTGCGTTTGCTCCAGCTTTGCGGGGTATGGACGATGTCCTCCACCTTGCGCCCGTCAGATAGTTTCTTGATGCCGCGCCGGGTGAAAGTCTGGATGATCTCCCGGCGTTCGTTGTCGCTGCGGGCCACGACGAACTCGATGTTGTCCAACAGCGTCACCGAGTATTTGAAGATGGTCTCGTTGCCATGGCGTTGCGAGAACCGCTTCCAGTCGTCGATGCTGGCCCCCCGGTTGCGCTGCACGTAGTCGTCTATCACCTTGCCGTAGGCGTCATGGTCGTAGCTGATGGCGTCCATGCGCCGCAGCATCTGTTTCTTGAAGTAGAGCGCCGGTGAAGCATCGCTGACCGGTTGTTTCTTGATCCGGGTGAAAAAATAGCTCGCGCCGCCGGTCTGCATGTCGGCCACCGGGGACATTCCACCCGGAGCCACACCCATGCGCATCTTCTCGACCGTGCTGACCATGGCTCCGTTGTTCTCCATGATCGAGTCGATGAAGCCGGACATGCTCTCGCCGTTGGTCAAGTCGTGGACCAGCGAATAGCCTTTCATCTGTTTTTCAAGATCTTCCTCGGTGATATCGAATCGGAACTGGTGCCGGTACCCGCCCTTGGCGTCGCGGTCCAGAAAACCTGCCTGGTATTCGCCCAGCGGGTTGTATCCGGAAAGCTGGGTTATGTCCTGGACGCCAAATTCCTTTTGCCAATAGCCGCGCAGGGCCTGGACCCGCTCGGGGGTGGTGGCGTTGCGGTCGTCGAGGGATTTCTGCAGCCGTTTGTAGTCGGCGCTCTTGTCGGTCTTGCGGATGTAGGCGAGCTTCTCCAGATACATCTGTTCGGCGTTTTCCGCCGTGGCCACCCGGGTATCGATCCCGAGCTGTTCGAGCTTTTCCAACATGGCCTCGACCCGTCCGGGGGTGGTGTCGCCATCCAGGATCATTTCCAGCTCGCCGCGCTGGGCGTAAAGGTTGGTGTCAGTCCAAGGCCGATAGCGGACTCGGGTGCCGTCCTCGAAAGTCACGGTGTACTGATGCCCGTCCTGCATGCGGGAGTTGTGATTGAACAGGGTCCGGTTGTCGACGTCGTCGGCCTCGACGCTGATGGTGCCGGAACCGATCTTACGCTTGGCGTGGGTCACCTTGCCGCGTTCCACCTTGAACGGCGGTTTCTCCTTGGGTTTCTGTGCGTCGAGCTTGGGCAGGTACTGCTCGAAAACACCGTTGGTGGCCCGGTCCCAATCGACGGACTCCTCGATCTCCTTGACCCATTTCAGATAGTGGTCCGCCATTTCTTTGACCTTGGGATCGGCGCTTTTTTGCAGGGCCTCGAGTTTCTTGCGCAGGCGCAGGGCCTTGTCGATCTTGGTCCGGTTGTACTTGCCGTCACCGACGTGGAAATTGACGTTCTTGACGGCGTCCAGAACGGTCTCGAAAAAGTTGTCTTCGTTTAGCGGTTGCCCCTTTTCTCCGGCAGTGGTCTGCACGTACTTGCGCAGCAGCTCGTCGATGCGGCGGTCGGTGTCCGGCCGGATCTTCATCTTGACCACGGTGCGCTTTTTCCCTTTGAAGGTTTCGGTGAAAATCAGCGCGTTCTGATCCTCCACGTCGCCGCTGTCGAAGGGCAATGTCTTGCCTTGCCAGCCGAGTTTGCGGGCTTCCTCGACCAGGGCTTCCTCGGCGGAGGAGAGCAGCTTTTTCTTGCCGGTGGCGGCGGTCAGCTTGTCGAAACGGAATCCACGATCCCCCAGCACATCGGCGTAATAAGCCTCGAAGTCCCGCCGGAGATTGTGCTTTCGTTCCAGGGCCAGATCGTAAAAATGCCTCAGCCCGGCCGGGTCCTTGGCGAACCGGCCCTCGGCGTAGGGCCGCAGCAGACCGAGATAATCCTCGTCGGCGATCTTTTCGACTTCGTGGATGTAGCGAAGCGTCGCGTTCGGATCGACCCGCACCTTCCCTTCCTTGGCCGCCCGGAAGACCTTGTTGTAAAACGGCTCTTCCTCACCGCACGCCCCGTTGGGGTGGTAATCGAGCGAGAGTTTGTCCTGTCCCAGGAACTTGAAAGCCTGGCCTTTGTCGATGCCGTGGACGCGACCGTCCCTGGCACGGATGAACTGCTTGGAATGCCCGTCGTGGTTGGCGATCAGCCAGTCGACCACGTGCTCGCGCTGGATCTGTTCCAGTTCGATGGTGGTCAGATCCTGAGGCAGGATGTTGCGGAAATCGAAGTCGTCCCGCAGATCGGTGCGCCATTTCTGGATGGAACCGATGCGGCCGTTCAACTGGATGGTCCGGACCTCGATGGCGTGGGGATCGATCAGACGGCCGATCTTGTAGGCGGCCTCCTCTCCAAAGGCGATGAACTCATCGTCCTTGCGGCCATTGGGTTTGAACAGCCATTTGTCGCCGTTCTCGTCGGTCCAGAACTCCTTTTCATGTGCGCCGCCGACAGCGGCCTTGCCGGATTTCTTGAATTTTGACGGCAGTCCCTTTTGCTGCCATGCAGAATCGGCGTCTGAGAACTCCGCACCTTTCTTGCCGATCTTGGCCTCGGACGGCTTTACCGGACTCGGCGGCTCCTTTTTCGGAGTGATGGGCTTGGCTTGCGCTGCTTTCTTCTTGCCGCCATGTTTTTCGGCCCAGGCGGCATGCTTGGCGTCGATGCTCGCCTGAACCGCCTTGATTTTCCCCGGGTCGGTCTCTGTAAAGAGCGTGGTCAGCTCGTCTTTGTTGGCCCATTGCCAATACTGGACCTTGGTCTCCTTAGCGAGTGTCTTGAGCTCGGTCGATTTCAGCTTGCCGATCTGGTCCTGGAAGAGCTGTTTCTTGAAGGCGATTTCCTTGCTGTGGGCCGCAAGCATCTCCTGGGGCAGATCGGTGCCGACGGAAACCGCCTGTTCCGCCTTGGCAATCGTGTCGAGGAAATCCTTGTAGCCTGTCGGCGAGTCGGGAACGACCACTGCCTTTGCGGCGTCTTCGAGGGCCGTTTTCTGTTTCTGGATCAGCTTCTGCTTGGCGTCAGAGACCGCCTTTTGCTTGACGGACTCGGCCATGTCGGTACCGGCCTTCTTCTGCAGCGCCTCGACGAGCTGCTGTTTGTTCTTGAGAATGCCGATACCGTGCTTCTGCTTGGCTGCCGCGAGTTCCTTGCCCATCAGTCCGCTGTGGTCCACGCCGGGCTCCAGCTTGTCGAGCAGCTCGATGGTCTCCTGCTTGGTCATGTTGAGGGAGATGCTGTTCTCCTTCGCCATCTCCTTGAGCTGCTGGGCGGTCATGCCCTCCAGCCCCTCGGCGGGCGGAATCTTCGCCATCTGAGCGGCGAGCAACTTGGCCTGTTTGAGTTCCGCCTGCTTCAGTCCGAGCAACTCGATCAGTTCGTCCTTGGTCCGCAGCAGGCCGATCTTGTGTTCCTTGAGCTTGGCGCTGAGCGCCGCTCCGGCCAGGTCACCATGATCGATTCCCGGCTCGGCCAGATCGAGCAGCTTGATGAAATCGGCCTTGGTCCGGGCGATGGCCACGCCGTTCTGTTTCGCCAGGGTCTGGAGCTGTTTGACCGTCAACGAGCCGAGCTCGGTGATGTCGCCATTTTCAAAGGCGCTCTTGAGCTTGGCGTTCTCCTTGGCCTGGGCATCGGCCATGCCTTCCAGCACGTGGGGCGGGAGAATGCAGGCGTCCCCCTGCGATGCCTGGGCGGCGGCCTTGGCAACCATCTCGCTGCCGCAGACGGTCATCGGCCAGGCCACGACGTTGGTGCAGCGGCAATGCGGATGCGCGGGTTGCTGGGGGAACTTGTCGATGGGAAAGGTCTTGCCGTCCAGGCCGCCACAGACCGGGCACATGCGCTCGTCTTCCATAGCCAGCCATTCCAGCTTCTGGATGCCGACCCGCTCGTGGAACTTGAGCCTGCCCATGTTGTGGGCGCGGAGGACCTCGGTGCGGGCGATCATCTCCATGCGGTACTGGGCCTTGCTGAACACCCGGCTTCCGGCCTGGCGGAAGGAATCCTTGTCGATGATCACCTTGCCCATGTCCCGGACGATATCGTCGGCTCCCTTGCCCGTGGCGATGCCGTTCAGGATGGTGCGCTTGATGCCGTCTGAGAGCTCGCGATGGACGTCACCGGCGAGCGTGAGGTTGTATTGCGCCATGAAGTCGAGGGCACTGGTGTCGACGATGGTGAAGACCTTGGTGGCCAGCTTATCGATGCCTTCGGGTTTCAAGTCGGCATAGAACGGCAGCGCCGCGTCGGCGAACTCTCCGATTCCCTGTTGGATGCCGAGCTTGAAGGAGTCCTTGGTCGTCTTGCGATAAACCAGGGTCTGCTCCCGCTTGAGCCGCTTCATGGTGTCGTCGAGTTCGAGCTGGAGCTTTTCCAGCCCCTTGAGGGCGGCGAGCTTGTTGTCCGGCAGCGAGCCGAGGGAGCGGTACTGGAGGATGGCGCGGGCGACCTCGTCCTCAGCCTGTTTCAGCGCCTGGGTGAGCTGGGCCGTGATCTGGTCGTTGTAGAGGTTGCGGGCCGTCAGGCTCTTCAGAGTAGCCGCCTGGATGCGCTGCTTGAGGTCCGATGACATCAGCGGGGCTCCCGGCGGTCGATGAAACGACAGGCCGGGGCGTCGAAGGTGCGCTCGCTGTTGTGGACCCGGCAGTGGTTGGTGGCCGTGTCGAAATGGCTGCACTCGTCGCACACGGCCGCATCGCCGGTGGATTCCAGATCTCCTGACCAGACGAGCGCGGCCTCTGCTGAAGTCTCGTTGTCCTCGGCAGGAATCCCGAGCATCTTTCTGGCGCGAGGCACACTCAGGATGCCCGAGACAACCATATCCACCACGGGCTTCACCTGCTTTTCGTCCATCAGGTCGATCTTCTTACTCTCGGTTTCGCGATTGGCGGTCTCGATGTCCGGGTCCAAGTCCATCTTGAGCTGGAGGCTGGAACGGCTGATGAGCTTGCGGTCGTAGAGTTCGATGAGGAGTTTCTTGAAATCGACCGCGTCGCTGGGGTCGAGGTCGTTGAAGATGAACTGGAGAGTTTTGTCGCCCTGGCCGCGCAGCTCCATCCAGTCGTCGAACACCCAGTCGAGGAGCTTGCGTGCGGCCTGTTTGATCTCGCGGATCATGACCATCATCTTCTGCATGCTTACCGAGGCGGTGGCGAAATTCGGGCCATCACCGGTCACCAGCGAGCGCGACAGTCCCAGGGCCACCACGACGTCTTCCTTCACCTCCTTGACCTTGTCCTCGACATTGAGAACCTGGCCGTCGGTGCCATGAGTTTCGACATTGACGTAGAACGGCACCACCAGGCCACTTTTCATGTCCATCTTGTTGACCATGTCGCGAACCTGTTCGAGCATCCGCTGGTCCGGCATCACCATCTTTTGCCCGAACGCGCCGCCCACCTTGAGCAGGCGGAACGGCGTGGCCCAGCGCTTGGCGATGGCCTGTTCGGCCCGGCGGTAGTCGCGTAGCAGTTCGATGGCCTGAAAGGCGGGAAGCACGAGAGAATTGCCCCGGGGCGAAAAGGCCGGAGCGTCCCATTTGAGGTGGACCACCTGCTCGACGGGCAGCGGGATGGAGTCGCCGCCGCCGGGTGTGTCCTCGGGAAATTGCCGGGCCTCGATCAGCTCGCCCTGGGCGTATTTGACCTTGACCGAAACCGGGTTGACGCAGACCAGCTCCTCGATGTCCTGGCCGGACTGGGTGAAACGCTTGAAGCCGATGGCGTCTCCTTTCACCAGGAGCTGAAGGACCATGTCCTTGATGAATTGCGAGATGTTCAGCCGCCAGGCGGCCTCCAAGGCCTGCTCCTTGAGGTTCTCGTCATCGCTGGTGATCTTGATTTCGTCGCCCACGGCGAAGGTGCGCCAGGAGTTGACGCAGTTCTTCACCAGCGGCTCCTCGACGTAGTATTCCCAGGCCTTGCGGGCGCGTTCCTCCCAGGTGGCCGGAATCGCCTCGGCGGCGTTGACCTTACTGAAGGCGGCTGAATCGAGGGCGGCCGCTGCTGCCAGTGGCGCGATGACAAAGCCGGTGGTGTCCAGGCTTTCCGATTGTTCGTCCTGATGGGCGGTGCTTTCCACGTGATCCTCTCGGTAGTTTCGGCAATGACAGCCGCACATCCGGCCCGTATGGGCCGAACCCGGCTTGATGCCGGTTACTTACCGGAGAGGGGTGGAAAGCGTCGGAGGATGCCTCCAGACAAAGCGTTGCCACTTCCTCACAACGGATAATGATTTGTCTGGTTCAGATAAAAATCGGGTTGGTGAGCACGGGGTTGAGCGAGACCACCTCTTCACCGACCGGGTCGAGGTTGCCTTCCTCCCGGATCAGCATGGCGCAGCGCACCGCGTCGATGATGTGGTCGTTGCCCTTGGAATAGATGATCTTGCCGTCCCGCAGGGTGTAGGTGTGGGTGGTGAACTGGTCTTCCACCTCCAGGTCGTCGGAGGGGAAAATGAGCTGCTTGCGTTGCAGTGCCCCGTTGATGAGGCTGGTCATCAGCTCCTTGGTCCGTTTCTTGATTTCCTTGCCGTCCCGCACCGCCAGTCGGGTCATGCCGCCGAAGTCGTATCCCTTGAGCCTGCCTTCCAGCTCCAGCCCCCTGTATTTGTCCAGAGTGAGCAGTTCCTGCACCACGGCCAGTCCATTACCGCCGTTGTCCACGCCGATGCCTGCCGGGGTGTAGTACCGCTCCAGCAGGGCGAAGATCTGGGCGATGTGCGGATAGGAAACGTGTTCCAGATGCACGCGCAGGATCATCTTCAGCAGGGTCCGCTCGCCGACCTCCATTTCCTGGAAAACAATGATCTCGGTAGGATCGTTGGTGTAGCCCAGGTCGCCGCCAACCCAGAACTGCCCGCTGCGGGGCGTGAGGTTGAGCAGCATCTCCAGCCGGTCGTGGGCCGCTTCCTCGGTGTCGCAATCGCGCAGCTCGGAATCGGTGATGACGATCTTCTGATACTCCAGCAGATCCTGCCGACAGAGGTTGAACTGCTCGACATTGAAGGCCCCATAGGAGGGCTTGCCGTGTTCACCGGCCACCTCGTGCTGCCAGCCGGAGCTGTCCCGGCCGCCATAGAATTCCAGCAGTTCAGACTCGCGGTCCTCGGTCCAGAGCGGATTGAGCCAGGACGGCCAGCGGAACACATGGAACTGGTCGGACGAGGTGAGCCGGTAGTAGGTGGTGTCGCGCAGGCCGTTGGGCGTGGAGTAGATGCGCAGAATTCCCCCCGTCTTGAGGCACTGGCGCAGCGCCTTCCAGGCCCGCTCCGTCAGCCAAGCTCCCTCATCGACCCAGACGCGGCCCACATGCAGAGACCGAAAGGAATCACCATAGGCCCCAGCCGGACGGAAATAGAGCACCGAGCCATTGGTGAACTCCAGCCGGAAGTAGGGTTTGCGGTTGATCTTGGGCTTGCCGTACTTGGTCAGGGCGATGCTGTTCATCAGATCCGGGTTGGTGTCGAGCTGGTACTCGATCTCCTCGATAATGCTGTCGAGGTGCCCCTGGTGCGGGGCCGCTATCAGGCCCTGGCCACCCCGGGTGGTGAAGGCGTAATGGAGCGCGTCGGTCGAGAGCACAATGGACTTGCCCACGTCCCGGCCGTCGAGGTGAATGATGTTCCTGGCCAGACAGCGCAGGTCCTCCACCTGATGCGGCCAGTAGTCGCGGCCTGAGCCATCCCGGTTGTAGAGGTAGGCTTGCCCCCACAACACGGGATCGCTCAGGGTCGCCGCGAGTTTGCGCTCCTTGTCGGTTACTGCCATCAGTGCAATCCCGTCCTTAAGGCATTGCCGAGGATGCGACCAGCGGGATGGTCCATTCGAGAAACTTCTTCAACATGTTGATCTCCTTTGGGTTATGGGTTTGGGGCATATGCAGAAAGATCTCTGCAAACACTTGATTTCAAACGAAATAGAAGCGTCATTGGATGTGACGCGGGATGGTCCCGCATCCACGAAAACCGGAACCGGAGGCAGGCCATGACCTACGACAGAAACCGCCAGCAGGCACTCAAGGCGTACCGAGAAAAACAGGAGAGCATCGCCCGGCTGATCGACGGCATTCGCGGCAAGCTCGAAGCGGACGCGAAGCAGCCGGACATCACCTGGGCGAGCGTCGGCTCCCTCGGCCACGTCGAGGAGCTGCTGCGGGAGCTGGACGAGTTCCTGTCCTGAACACGCCGGGCCACCCTGAAAGGAGACATAGACATGAGTGACTGCACCGTTCATCAGACCGCCGAGGCCTTCATCGGCCACTTGCGGGAATCCGGAAAGAAAGAGCGGACCCTCTACACCTACCGGAAGGACCTCGACGTGGTTGAGGCCTTCTTCGGCGCGGATCGCCAGCTCGCCGAGATCCGGCTTCCCCAGGTCGGCAAGTTCTACAAGTCCGACCTGCTGCTCAAACTCCCCGACGGCAAGGAGCGGGCCGAGCGCACCGTCGCCAAGACTGTCCGGGTGTTCCGCATGATGATGGTCTGGGCCAAGGAGTCGGGTCGCATCGAGGAGTTGCCGCTGCCCAAAAGCACGCCCATGGGCCACAGCCGGGTGAAGGAGTCCAGCGATGAGCAATCGAACGGCTGACCTCGATCTGGCGGGCGCGACAGAGGCGTTCTGTGCCCGCCTGTCGGCCGAAGGACGCTCCCCAGCGACCATAGCCGCATACCGCAGGGATCTTGCCCTGTTGGCCCGTGTGGCGGAGAAGCTGGCTCCCGGGATTATCTGCAGGGAGATTACGCCCGGGCTCCTCGACCAGGTGTTCTCCTCCGAGGCGGTGGCTGACAGTGAAAGAGGTCCGCGCTCAGCCGCGTCGCTCCATCGCATGAAGGCGGCCGTGCGGTCCTTCTTCGCCTGGGCCGTCGAAGCGGGCGTAGTCGATGACAATCCGGCCCGGTCCATCCGCATGCATCGGCTGCCGAGAAAGCTGCCGGTGTTCCTGACCGCCGCCGAAAAGAAACGTCTGCTCAAGGAGCTCAAGGGGTGGACCGACTTCTCCACGCTGCGCGACCGCGCTATGATCGAGGTGCTCCTTGGCACAGGGATCAGGCTTGGCGAGCTGGCCGCGCTCGACATGGATGACATCGACCTTGACGCCAAGCATCTGCGGGTGTGGGCCAAGGGGAATGTGCCGCAGGTCAAGTTCATCAAGACCGACCTCCGCACGTTGCTGCGCCGCTACCTGTCCGAGCGCCGTCGACGCGGCCGCCCGGAAATGGAAGCCCTGTTCCTGTCGAACCGGGACAGCAGACTCTGCCAGCGGCAGATCGCCAACCGGCTCGCCCACTGGCTGCTGAAAGCCGGGATCGAAAAGGAACTGACGCCGCACGGCATGCGGCACACTTTCGCCACCCACCTCTACAGCGCGACCAACGACCTGCTCGTGGTGCAGCGGGCCTTGGGGCACCGGGACGTGTCAACCACCCAGATCTACACCCACCTCGTGGACGGCCAGCTCGAGGAAGCCCTCGAACGCCTCTGATCTTTTCGCAATCGATGATGGGAGCGGCCTTGGCTGCTCCTGTTTTCGTTGGGCGAGACAGTGTCGAAGACAGTGAATGACAGTGTCCGCAGAAGAACACATCCGCCGATGATGAATGATCATGACAGTGGGGTGCATCCTGCCATGCGGGTCGGGAAATTTCGATTGACCGGAATTTCTCCTTCGGCGTCTGTCGGCTGCGTATGCCAATAACTGCTTGGCTTGTGCGCTCCGGGCGCGGAACACACATGGTAATATCTGCTTGGCTTATGCGGCTCGGCTTATGCGCACACATGCCAAGCGGATATTGATAGCTGCTGGAGGATAGTGAGAAGTGGTAATGATGATCGGCGGCTGGGGAACGCCGATTCTGAAAGTGCAAGGAACACGTCTTATCCGCAATTCCTGGTGAAGCTGTCTGCCGCAAGTCGCCGTGTGCCGTGGTCATCGGAAAAGCCCTCCATGGTGTTATCCGCAATTCTTTCCGCGTTTCTTGCGGCTGGAGGTCTTCGCGGCCGTGGTGTTGGCGGCCTCGGCCACCTTCTCGAGCAGCGCCGCCGCCCATTCCGCCGGAGAGGTCTGTGGACCTTGCGGCTCCTCACCCTCGCGGGCGATCTTGGTGGTCTTGAGATCCTTCATGTGACAGCGGATCATGCGGTCGAGACTTTCAGCCGCCTGGGTATTCCCTTCGATCTGGGCGCGGACCAGCTTCACCGAGTAGACGCCCACCAGCTCGACCTGCAGGAAGTCGCTGGACTTGTTGAACACAAAGTCTTGGTTGAGACGCTCGATGATCACATCGAACATGACCTTCTCTTCCGGGGTCAGGCAGCGGTCGGCAAAGATGCCGTGACGCAGGCGGTTTTGGTTGCCTTCAGGCGCACCAGGGCCGCGCCGGGGCGGTTCTGTCTTGCCCTCGTTGCGGTGCCAGCGGTCCATTGTCTCTTTGTCAGGTTTGCTCAAAGTCACATCAATTTCCTGCCAATGTTTGTTCTTTTATGCCGGGATGGCGGGCGGGAGACCGATTTAGCCTCCAAACACGCTCCAGCCGGTTCTGCGGTTACATACCGGAAACGGCGTCCATCTGTCGGGTCTGATCCTGTTTTCGCTCGGCCGCGATAATCTGATTGACCCGGCGGGTGGTCACTCCCGCGAGGTTGGAAATCTCCTGACTGCTAATGCCTTGCAGATGAAGGGCCAGCACCAGAGCGCGGCGCTCCTGGTAAAAACGGCTGGGCGCGGGAATCCAGAGAATCCCGGTGTAGTGCTTCTGGATCTGCTCAAAGAGTTCCTCGGGCAAGACATCCTTGGCGTTGGCGTAGCGTTTCTTTTTCTTCACAGCTCAATCCTCCATTTTCTTCATCCACGGCTGGGGCACGTCCGGGTTGAAGAAGCGCAGCGTGCTGGGACGTCCGGAGTTTGGTCCGTGGATAATTTCGATAAAATGCTCGGTGACTTCGTCAATCTCCTGGTCGCCATCGACGAAACAGACCAGGCCGTAGTCCTCGCCGCAGGGAAACCGAAACCGGCCCTGGTTCTGATAGAGGCGTGCCTCGGACCAGCCCTTGGCCATGGCCACCTCACGGATGGCGTCGACCTTGGCGACAGCCTGGGAAGTCACCGGCTGCTTACATTTCCAAGCTTGGTTCCCGGGATAAATCCAGTCCTTTCTGGGAACTTCGACGGGTTTCTCCTGGAGCTCGGGACGAAGCGCGGGTGGCCGGTAGTTCTTCGGGGAAAAGGAATGCAGAACCTCCTGCAGGCTTTCCTTGCCGAACTCCCGGATGGCCAGCTCCTGCAAGGTGTTGAATCGCTGCCGCAGCGTGTTCCAGGCATCCTCGGGGAGCTTTCCGGCCTTGTGCGCGGCTTGGGCGGTGACCATGCGGGAACGTAGCCATGCAAAGTATTCAGGCGACAGTCGGCGACACAGCGTGCCGTCGATCTCCCTGTCCTCGGACCAGTCGCGGGCGTTCTCGATCTCGTGGACGTCGAGGCCGGTGGAGATATAGATGGCGGGCTGCGGTGGTTGCGGTGGTAAAGACGGTGCGGGCTCACCTCCAGCCGTGGCTTCCTGCCCACCGCCGGTGTGTTTGATCATGGTTTTTAGAAGGCTCATGGCTTCAGGCTCCAGAAATACGGGTTAATCGCTTTTCCCGTTACTTACCGGATCGGGCCTGAAACCGTCGGTGACCACCTGCTGCGGTGGATATCTGCGGTGGTTGCGGTTGTCGTGCGGTGGTAAATTTCGCCCTCCAACCGCAGGTTATTTAAGGTTTTTAGTTCTTTGTTTTTAGATAGTTATAAAGAAAGAGAAGAGAGAGTGCGGTGGTTGCGGTGGTATTCTGGGAATGTCTCTCGCGCTGGCATCGTTTTTTTACGTTGCCCTGTTGTCGGAGGGGTGACTTGGTAATATTTTTTGCCCATAGGGGGTAAGACCTCTGGAATTACCACCGCAACCACCGCAAATGGCATGAAAGCCTTATCTGGCAAGGGTTTGGCGTGCGGTGGTCATCCACCGCAAAGGCTTCAGCCTGCCACCGCACCACCGCAGAAACAGAAAAGGACGCCCGAGAGCGTCCTTGATAATTCGATGTTGAGCTAGTTTCAGCTCAGGCTTGGAGGATGTTTTCGACCAAATTGTAGACCGTCGTGCCACCAAGGGCACGTGGCCAGTCGACGCAGGGAGGATTGTTTCGAACTCTGGCGCGGCGGATAGCGTCGTCGATCCTGTCCCGCGTTATTTTGCGAACATCGATGCCCTTGTCGTAATCGGGTAGATGTCGCTTTAATCGGTCGGAACACTCACGTGACGAACCGATAGCTGTGCCGTCTTCAAAGTGGAGTAGCAGCCAATACTCGAACTTGGGATTGCTGAGGGCAAATCCGTAATTGTCATGCCCCAGCGACCATGCGTGAAGCTGGGCCAACTGCTCATCGGTCCACTGGTCCTTGTCCACCACCAGCCATGCCTCATCCGAGGCTCTCAGTGCTTCCTGCTTGAGGTGGTCTTCCATGCGCTTCAAGACCTGTGGCGGCGAGCTGTCATGATTGCCTTTCAGGCAATTCACTCGGATCACCGAATGTTGATCGTTGAAAATGGCGAAATACTGTGGCTCGGTCTTGACGCCTTCAACCGCGAGGACGAACAGTTTTCGATAGCGCCGTTCGCCGAGTGGTCTCTGAAATTTACGTCTTTTCGGCGGCATCACTCATCCCCCTCGCTTTCCTCCATGAGGCAGGGATTTGTCAGTGTCCCTCCCAGCAAGATGCGAGGGATTCCTCCAAGCCGACCCTGTAGGTAGCTTTTTCGGATATCCTTGTCGTAGCGGACATCCTTGTACTCGCTGAAGGAAAGCAGATTCGATGCTCCTGAAGCGTCTCTTTCCGCCACCCACATCTCGTCTCGACGCAACAGCTGCTGATCCATGAGCAGAACGTCATGGGTCGTCAGCAGCAACTGCGACCTTGTTTCCGTGGAGCAGTTGGACAAGTATGCATCGAGCAGTCGTCGAGTCAGCAAGGTATGCAGACTGCGGTCAACTTCATCGATGACATAGACTTTCTTTGAGGTTTGCGCCGAAAGCTCAAGGAAAGCAGGCAGAAGGTCTATGACCCGCTGTGAACCGTCCGACTCTTGGCGGATCTCGAATTTGGCCTCTGTTCCGTCCGACTTCGGATGGAAGGTCACCAGCTTCTTCGCAATCAATTCACCGCCCTTACGGGTGACAATGAACCGCTCGTTGATAGGTTCCGTCATCAACCGGACAGTCATGCCTTCTTTCACATCTTCCTGGAGTTTGGTCTTCAATGGCTCCGGCAGAGGGATGTTTTCGAACGGGATCTCTTCGCCGCCCAGGTGGGCAATCCCCGTGTCGAGCTGCGGCAGCATCTCGTTCATGGTGGTATAGAGGGGATGCCCCTCATCGAGGAACTGCTCGAAAGGCTCGAAACGCGAGTCGGGCGCAACCAGCTCAAGCGTGTCCTTGAACCAGTCGTAGACCGGCCGAAAATTGTCGACCTTTTGAGAAACGGAATTGGTCAGGAAAAGTTGGTTGTCCCGGGTCCCCTTGAAGGCGAACTGAAGGAATTGGTCTTTGGTCAACGAATCGTCAAAATTGGGCATTCCTTCGCGGCGGTCATAGAGCACCTTCTCGCTGGTGCTCGTGATCACCACCAGCTTTTCTTCCAGGATAGCCTTGCGGGTTACCGCGAAGCTGAACTCGTAAATGATCTCGTCGATCAGCAGCTCGAAGCCAAACCGCGACGGCTGTCCGGCCCCCTTGGCGTCCAGCCGGAACGGCTCGACAGGGATCAGGCTGTCGGGCTGTGTGCCCTTGACGACCAGCGCCTTTGCAAAGCTCAGGGCCTTGAAGAAATTGGTCTTGCCCGACGCGTTGCCGCCGTAAATTGCCGCAACCGGAAGAACTCTCGTCTGGTACTTGCCGAGCTTGGGAACCCTGTCTCCGTGCTGGCGCTCCCTACTGGCGACCATCGAAAAAGTGACCCGGCTGCGGAAGGACATCCAGTTTTCGAGTGAGAAACTGACTATCATCTTACCGCCTCCTAAAGTGAAATATTCGCTTTATCATGCCTTTAATATAGGCGACAGTGGCCTGAAAGTCAATTTAAAAGAGAAAATATCTCGTTAAACACCTTTGCGGCTAATCCGATACTCGAAGTTCTTGGTGTGGGCGTTGCGCCGAGGATCGATGATGAACCCGGCGTCCCGGATGACATCCAGGTCGTTGCTGATGCGCCGACCGAGCTGGGCGGGTTTCTTGTATTCGAACTCGAGGTTGAACTCCCGGCCGACCCTGCGCAGCGCCACGAGCAGCCGTCCCGCCGACACCGGCTCCAATGTGTTCTCGTTCTCGAACCGGACCTGGTAGCGCTCGATGAACCCGGCCACGTGGTTCGCCCGGTCGTCCTCACCGTAGCGGGCCTTCTCGTCGAGCTCCACCGCATTTTGGTAGGCGTGGAAGAGCGACCCCAGTGCCGTCGCGATGGGGTTCGACTCCCGCGCCATCTCCTGGCTGATGTCATTGATGGAATGGATCTGCTTGATAAACAGCGGGCTCAACTCATCAAGCCCGGTGGTTACCTCGTGCTCCTCGGAACCGGCCAGCATCATCAGGTACATCAGACTCAGATAGTCGTTGCACCGGCGCTTGCCATGGGTCGGCATGGTTCGGTGCAGCAGGCGCATGACCTGTTTCTGAGCTCCCTTCTGGATCATTGCCAGCACATGGCTGGTGCGCTTCATGATGGCCGAAAGGATCAGGTCCCGGTTCTGCTGAATGGCGGAGATGACCTCCGATTCCAGGAAGCAATCGCTGGCCTGGTTGGCGAGGTCGAAGTTGATAACGAAGGACCTCGACAGGATCTCCGAAAGCTCCCCGCACAGCGGCTCGATGCCGGTGGTATTCAGCAGGCATTTGGTCCGCTCGGTGATGGTCTCACTGTCGGTACCGCTCTTGCGCTTCTCCTTGGCGATACCGGTGATGCTTGTTAGCATGAAGGTGGTCAGATCCTCGGTCATCTGCTTGACCTCGATGTTGTCGAGGACGATGAGCGGGTTTTGGGAACCGTCAGTGTAGTTCGCCGCGTCGGTGGCTTTTTTGTGCTGGGGTTCACCGTAGAGCAAAGCCGAAGTGATCTTGCTGGCGGTGGTCTTGCCCGAACCGGCTGAGCCCTCGAAGCGGGTCATGGGCCGCGTTCCGGCAAAGTCGATCAGCAGGAAACAGGAGAGCCAGGAAAGGATCAGAAACCGATCCCCTTGCGGGCAGGTCATGTTGCCCACCAGCAGATCGACCAGGAGCCGGTCCGCCTCTTCGAGGTCGGCGTCGGGCAGAAACTTCAGCGGCTTCATCTTCCGCGAGCCGTCCAGGATGATGCCGTCTTCGTTCCCGCCATTCTTCATGATCCGGATTTCGTCCGGGGTGATCTTGGCGATCTCGTGTTCCGGATTGTTCAGGTTGAAATAGACGGTGTAGGAAGCCACATCGGTGTGCAGCCAGGAGAAATGGTCGCGCACCTGTCCACGGATCATCGCCAGGCTGGGCAGCACCTCGAAAAATGTCCGGCCGCCACCCGTGGTCGGCACCATGCCCGTGTGCTTGTAGAGCATGGCCGCGTAATGGCGCTTGCGGCCTCGGTCCGGCGAATCCATCCAGTAGATGGCGTTGTCGAAATACATGAACGGCTCGCCCTGCAGGGTGTGAAAGAACTGGGCACCATTGGCGTTGAACCATTCGTAGGCGGCTTCGGCCGCCAGGGTGTAGTCGGGAGCGCCGTTCTCCAGTTCCGTGTCGATCAGTACCTCGTCGACCCGGGCGCGGCATGATCCGGGCATCGCGCCGGACATCCGCTTGGCCTTTTTCTTTTCGTTGCGGAACTCGACCTTGCGGTCCTTCTGGATGGCGCGGATCTGTTCCTTCAGGGTAGCCATGGAGACGCCACCGCCGATACGCTCCTGCACCAGCTTCAGCAGGCGGACCTGTTCCAGCGGCGACTGCTCGGAAATCTCCCCCAGGATCGGTTCAAGCAGGCGATTGCGATCCTCCTCCGGGATGTCTGCTGGTAATGAGCGCACGCCAAACTCGATGGGCGTGCTGGCCTCCACAAGAAGGCGCTCGAAATCCTCCCGGGTATGTCCGGCCGCGATGTAATCGTTGACGTCGATCTTGGCGGTGTTGAGAAGAGCCTCGGCCGCCTGAATTTCATCGGCGGGTCGTCCCGCCAGCAGCTTGGCCAGCTCCTTCGGCCCCACGCTCGCCGTCAGGCCGAACCGTTCGGTCAGCTCCTGCCTTGCCGAAATCTGTGTCTCCGACAACGGCAGCGTCACCAGGCGGGTATCGATCTTGTGTTCGGCCAGGGTGCGAGCGGTTTGCAGCGCCCCCTTGAGACCGGCCTGGGAGAGTTCGTTGTCCTGGCAGATGTAGACGGTTTCGACGCCGCGCAGCTTGGGGATCAGGCGCTCCCAGTCGGCGGCCCGGATGCGGACGGTGACCGGCGATACGGTGGGCAGGCCCAGTTGCATCAGCGCCAGGCAATCGGTCACCCCCTCGGTGATGATCACTTTGCCGGGCCTGGCCAGCAGGCAGTCCTCGTTGAACAACAGCGCGTTGTTGATGAAGTCGGCAACGTAAGGCCGCTGGTGTTCGTCGTGAACCGGCAGCTTCTTGTACTTCCCTTGCTCCCAGCCCACGTCCGGAGTCCACGGCGTCTTGCGGCCGATCATGAACACCACCCGGCCACGGCTCCAGTACGGAAAGACGATCCGGCGCTCGAAAAATGGCGTCAGGCCGTCCTGGCTGGTGGGGCGGAACGCGCCGGTGGCGGCGAGCTCCCGCTTGGAGAATCCGTTTTCGTCCCCGGTCAGTTGGGCGACCGCGCCGGACGCATTGTCCGCATAGCCGATCAGGAGATCGTCGATGGTCTCCTCGCTCAGGGCGTATTTGGATTTCAGCCAGTCTAGGACTTCCCGCGACTCCTTGAGCCTGGCGTGGTAAAGCCTGGCCAGCGCGGTCAGCGCGTCCTTGACCCGCAGCTCGAAGGCGCGGTCGGCCTCCGTCTGGGCCAGACGCTCCTGGCTGAGGCCATAGCGCGACAGCGGCGGCAAGCCCGCCTTCTTGGCGAGATAGTCCCTGGCCTGGCGGTGGCTGTCAGGCATCGGACCGGATTGCCCGGCGGTGACCGAGCCTGTCTGAATGAACTCCACGAGCTGTAGCACATCGCCGCCGACCCCGCAGCCGAAGCAGTACCAGCCCTGCTTGTCGAGCATCACCTGCAGCGAAAGGCGCGACTGGCTCTGATGGTTGGGGCAGTCGCACATCAATCGCTGGCCGGTCTCCTGGGTGATCCGTCCCGGCAGGAGTTCCCGGGCCACGTCACCGATATCCATCTCGGTGACGAGCCGGTAATACTCCTTGACGTTATCCGTTCCGCCCATACTCATTCGGCCTCCGCGTGCTTGGCGGCGTCCAGAAACAGGGGCAGAAAGGTCCGGCGGTCATCCACCTGGCAACGCTTGGCGCAGTTCTGGATGCCCCAATGGTCTCCCAGGACAATGGCAGTGCGCCGGGCGCGGGTCACCCCGGTGTAGAGCAGATTGCGGTGGTGCATGAAGGAATGAACCTTGTGGACCACCACCACGGCGCAGAGGAACTCGGAACCCTGGGTTTTGTGGATCGTGAGCACATAGGCGAGCTGCAGATCCTGCAGGTCGGGCGAACCCTTCTCCAGTTCCACCGGCATACCGTCGAAGTCGATAACCAGGGTGCCGTTCGCGAGGACATCGACCACATAACCGATGGCACCGTTCATCACGTTCAGGTCGTAGTTGTTCCGGGTCTGGATGACCTTGTCGTGCTTGAGAAACGGAGCGCGGCGGCCCGTGGCGATGGGCGGCACTTCGGTGTTCCAGAGCTTGCGCTGGATGAGCCGCTGCAGTTCCTCGTTGAGCTCCTTGGTGCCGAGCGGTCCCTTGTGGGTGGGCGTCAGTACCTGCACGTCCTTGATGATGTCGAAACCCAGGGCGTCGAGTCGCTGCTGGAACAGCTCCAGCAGGAAAGAGCGTGCCGCCATCGGATCGGTGAACTGGTCCACCAGATACCAGTCCCGGCATCCGGATACGGAAATCTCGCTGGTTTTTCGCACCTCGCCTTTGAGGATGGCGGTACAGTTTTCCTTCAAGACGCCAGCTTGGCGCACGACCTTGTCGAGGATGACCGTGGGAATGGCGTGTGTCTGGATGAGATCGCGCAGGATGTTTCCGGGTCCCACCGGCGGAAGCTGGTTGTGGTCACCGACCAGCAGCAACGTGGTCCGCGACAGGTCAACCGCTTCGAACAGGTGCCACGCCAGCGGCACGTCGACCATCGAAAACTCGTCGACCACTAGGACGTCGGTATCGATGGGGTTCTCCTTGTTGCGGGAAAAACCCTTGCCGTCATAGCCAAGCAGGCGGTGAATGGTGGTGCCGCTGCGACCGCTGACTTCCTCCAGGCGCTTGGCCGCCTTGCCGGTCGGCGCGGCGAGCACGACCTCCAGATCGCTCTCCTCGCAGATGGTGTTGATGACCGAAATGGTGTAGCTCTTGCCCGAACCGGCTCCACCCGAAATCAGGCTGATGCTGTGCTTGAGGGCCGAGCGGACCGCATCGAGCTGCTTCTCGTTTAGCGTCGCAGCGCAGCGCCGAATCAGGGCGTCGAGTTTCTTGACGGACTGGAAATGAAGATTGGGTGTTTCGGCCTGGCCGAACAGAGAAGCCAGCTCCCGCTCCATGCGGACGATCTCCGGCAGAGCGACCACGAAGCGCCCGCCGTGCGAGTCACAGGCAAGCGCGTGTTCGTCGATAAGCGCATCGAGGGCGCTCTCGACACGGACCCGGCTGTCCAGGGCATCCATGACCAGCAGCAAATTGGCCTGGTCGACGAGATCCTCGTATTCGATCCAGCAGTGGCCATTGTCCAGGGCTTCACGGACGCAGAAATTCAACCCGGCCCGGATACGTGGGGTGTGGTCCTTGGGGGTGCCCAGCTTGCGGGCGATCTTGTCGACCTTCTTGAAGCCGAATCCCCGGATCTCCCGAATGAGGATGTACGGGTCTTCCTTCAGAATATCGAGGCAGTTGCCGCCGAGTCTTTCGACCAGAGTGGTGACCTGATGATGGGTCAGTCCGAATGCCGACAACCAGGCCATGACGGCGTTGACGCTGCGGTTCTTCAACCATTCGTCACGCAGCCGCCGGGCAGCATCCAAGGGCAGCCGGGCTTTGAGCGCGATGCGCTCGGGGTCATTCAGAAGGGTTTCTTCAAAGGCGTCGCCGAAACTCTCGACGATCAATCTGGCCTTGGCCGGACCAATGCCCTTGATCTCCGGATGGTTGGCCAGATAGTGGATCAGCCCCTCCGGATCGAGTTCGAGGTCGTGCTCCATCCCGTCGACCTTGAACTGACGGCCGTATTTGGGATGGGTGGCCCACGACCCGAGCAGGACCACAGGCTGATTCTCACGGGCGAACAAATTGCCCGCGAACTGGACTTCCTCACCGGTCGGGGCGAGCAGTCGGCCTGCGGAGAACTTGGGTCCGGCATAATAAACGCGCTCTATTCTTCCCCGGAGTCGCGCCGGGGTACTTTCACATCTTTTTGGCATCTCGCGATCCTCCGGTGAAAACGTGTCAGGAACTCCTCGACAAAACGGCAGGCGGCCTGCCGGTCCGAGCAGAAGTAGACGGGGACACCGAAGTCGACGACGATGGAGGCGACCGTTCCGATCAGCGCGTGCGGGTGGGCATCGCTGCGGTAGCGGCCATCGACCAGATCGCGAAAGTTGCACTCTACAACCACGCAGGCGGCTTCATAGGCGGAGAGCTTGTCCAGCTCGCGGTGGAACCGCTTGCGCCCCCGGATGACGGTGGAGACGAAATCCGTCAGGGATTTGCGCTCCACCGCCACCCGGTCCTCGAGGCCGACCAGCGAGTAATCACCGGCTGGCAGCGCCTTGCGAACCGCCGCAACCTTGTCGGCGTCGAAGCTGTAGGGCTCCTGTTCGCGGGTGTCGACGACAACGGTGATCCGGTCCATCATCAGAACGGGATCATATCGTCCATCGCCGCGCCGGGAGCCCCGGCATCGTCGGCAATGACAATGCGACGGTTGAAGTAGATGTTTTCGTTTTCACCGCGAGTGCGCTTGGTCACCTCCAGCTTGACGTTGAGAAGCTGCTCGAGGCTGCCCGGCAGGTCGGAGAGCTTCTGGAGCTGCAGCCCGCAGGTGTAAAGATCCTGCTTGAGCCACTTGATGTTCTCGCTGCTGGCCATGACGTTGTTGCGCCAGAGCAGACGTCCCTTGTGGGTCGGTGCGAGAATGCGCAGCGTCCATTTGAGCATGGGGTTACCCGAGGTCTGGGCGCGGGTCAGTTCGACCCGGTCGACATTGACCTGGTACTTGCCGTCGGGTACGGCCTCGAACTCACGTTCCTCGACTTCAGCAGTTTCGAAGGCGTCATCGAACTGCGCCAGGTCGAGGTTGCTGTTGGATTGGTTTTCGTACTGTTCCATGGTCGGATCTCCTTACTGTTGAGGTTTCGCCGCCGCACTCGCGGTCGGCTCCGGCTTCGACCGTGCGGCACTCGCCGCAGCTACGGTTGCCGTGCTGTTGAACGCTTTTATGAAGCTCATAAAATCAAGGGGGATGACTTCGGGGAGTCGGCCGGTGCGGTCACCGGCGTCGTAGTTGGGACTGGGCTTGGTGCGCATCACCCGTTGCCAGACAGGCTTGCCATCCTCACCGGGTTTCATGTCAAGGTCGCAAAAGAGGATCAAATCGACCAGTCCGGTGACCAGCTTTCGCGCTTTATCCGGCAGCGTTGGAACAATGCGGGTGTGCTTGCCGGTTCGGGTTTCGATATCCCGCTCCTGTGAGTGCGAAATCAGGATCAGCCCGTAGGGCAGGAAGGCGAGTTTGTTGATTACCCGCTGAAACTCGTTGTTGATCAGCGCATAACCCTTGCCGTAGCCGAGGTCGGACTCGTGCTCGATCTTGAACTTTTTGCAGACGTAGTCCGAACACATCTTATAAGCGTTATCCACCGTATCGAGGACGATGGTTTTGAACTCATGCTTGCCTTCAGCGATCTCCGCACAGGCCTGCAGCAGGTCATCCCAGCAGGTAATCGGCGTCTGGAACACTTCAAGGGCGTTCAGCCCCGGCTCGGTCGCCAGGAACAAGGCATCCTCGGCTCTGGAGCACCAGGTGCTTTTGCCGATTTTGCTCGGGCCATACACTAAGGCGGTGAGGTCCGAGAGTGTGTGTTTGGGTTTGGTTCTAGTCTTGGGAAGCATGGCTTCGTCTCCTTATGGTTGGGATTTCAAAACACCGGAGCGGCGTCTTCACCGGCTCCGTCCCGCAATTCTTCGTGCGGGGCGATTCGTTGGAAATGGTTCTCGATAACGTTGGGGTTTCCGCCCGAACGGCAGAGCTGGAAGTAGGCGCAGGGTCTTCCGTACTGAAAACAGAAACCGGTATTGCGGTAGAAGACATTGCGTCGACGGGCATCGAGCATGGCCTTGGAGAGTTCCCACAGCTCGGCCCGCAGCTCTTCGAACTGATCGCGGGAGATGTAGAGCATCTCGCGGTGGAACATGCCTGGCTCGAGGTACTTTTCCTGGAGCCGCTGCTGAAAGGCGTCGTCCTCCTCCGGGAGTTTGCGTTTGGCGCTGCTCTTGCCGGTTTTCGACTTGGCGATCAGCTCGTCTCGGCGGGCTTCGTATTCAGCTTCGGTTTCACCTTTCCCCTGACGCAGTCGGGCTTTGACCAGGACGTTATAGATGATGCCGCTGACCGTGATGCCGAGGGTCTGCTCCAGGTACCAGGCGTAGAGAATGATCTGGAAGTCGGTCCACAACCGCTCCAGATAACTGGCGTCGATCTGCGCGGCGGTTTTGTGTTCGAGCAAGAAATACTGGCCGTCTTGACGGACAATACCGTCCACCTTTCCGGCAAGGATGAAACTGCGAGACATGGCACCGGTCGCCGGATTGACGATGTGGCCTTCAAATGTTTTCTCGAGGGCAATGACCTCGAAATCTTCGGCTGGGTAGCGTTCCGCATAGGCGCTCATCATGGCTCTAGCCAGGTGCCAGTCCGCTTGCTGATGATCGTCCTGCGCCCGGTTCGGATAGGTCCTGTCGATGTGGTCGAGGACATTGGCCAGATCCCGTTCACCGTGCCAGCATTCCAGACAGTCGTGGATGACTGCGCCGAAGGCCAGGTTGGGATCGCGCTCGAGTGGCACCAGCTCGTCGATGTAGCGCCACTTGCAGGCCATACGACAGTTGCGGAACAGCCGCCACATAGAATAGGTGGTGGTCATCAATTCGCTCATACCGCCACCCCCGTGGCAGCGGCAGCGGGCGCGGCGTGACGTTTGGAGGCACAGGCGCAGCCCGAGGGCTGGGAACGTTCGATCATTACCGAACGCTCACCGTATTCCTTGGTGGCGAAGCCGGTGAAGATGCGAGCCAGGTCGCTACCGACGTCGGATGATGCGTCGATCACGCAGGTACGACTGGATTTATCCAGGTTGAAGCGGCTCTCCATACGCACCCGGGAACGTCCATGCAGACTTTCGACGGCAAGCATCGCCAGCATGAAGGTGTCTTCCAGTTCTTGCGCCGGGACCGATTCGTCAAAACGGTATTTATAAGTGTCGTGAGTCATGGTTGATCTCCTCTTGATTCAGGTTCTGGTTTCCGAGGCCCCGGATGGCCGCACCATGCGGCACGGTGCTTACTTACCGGAGCCGGGGCTGATGCGTCGGAGATCACAGGTAGTCCTCAAGTCCGGCCTCGCGGAACGCGTCACGGAGTTTGCTCAGCCGGTCGTAGAGGGTGGTGCGGGGAACGCCCATCTCCCGGGCGATTTCTGCCATGGTGTCGTCGCGCAGGCGTTCGCACAGATCCCGTAGCTCATCCGGCAATGAGGCAATCGCCCGGTCGAGATCCATGCGGATTTCATTGGCGACCCGTTCCCTGGTCATCCTTGGGTGGCTTCCCAGTGAGCCATCGCTATCAAGAAACTCAATGCGCTCGGTGGTGTCGCCTTCGCCGTTGTCCAGGGGTTCGTTGAGTGAGGTTTGGCAGAGTCGCCAGTCCCGGCATTGGGCGAACCTGGCTTCAAGAATGGTCGAGATGTGACGCTCGACGATCCGCGCCATGAAGGTGGTCTTCTTGGCCTTGGCTGGGTTGAAATGCCGCATCCGTTGCAGCAGATCGATCATCAGTTCCTGTTCGAGATCAGGTCGGTCGTGTTCGGTAAATCCGGCCTTGCCGACCAGTTGACGTGCTTTGTGCCGAATAAGATCGGCGGCATACTTGTCGATGCCATCGTAAGAATTGTGTGAAACCATCGGAGCCTCCTCGGAGCGAGGAGGAGGTCCGCGTGGGTGTCGGCACGGGCCAGATCACAGGACAAAGCTGTCGCGTGGGCGAAGGGGTCGTAGGTACGCCGCCAATTGCCGTATTCGGCTCGGCGACACCCACAACAGCCTCCGCCATGCGTCCAGCTTGTTGTCCAGTGTCTAAGGGTTAAGGTCGTTACGTGTTCAGGCTGCCCGTTCCTC